GTATTAAAGCCTACTTGTCCTGCACTAGGTGATACAGGGCGTCCTGCCGTTGTCCATGTGGCTTGGGTAATACCGTTAACTGGATCTAATACAATTGACATTAAGCTAGCTTCCTATGAAGTTCTTTGTGTTCTTGTAAATGATCTAAAAATTCTTTTATCGTTTGGTGACGAATATATTCATCTCGTATTTCTTGTGATGATGGTGGTGGTAATTCGTTAGTCTCGTCCCACGATACTATTTCAAAAGTACCTCCAGAGGCTGATAAGCCGTAAAGTGCACCTGGTCGTAATGACTTCATTACAATGTCAATACCAAATTGAAAACCTTGTTCGTTACTAAATTCTTTAATTAATTCTTCTATAGTCATCTTAGCCATAATTATACCCTATGCTGTGTAAGTTCCTGAACCTGATGTCCATTTGATTATAGTATTAGATCCACTTGTTGTCACTGTTGGTGAACCTGTTGTAGTACCTGAATAGTTAGCTGTAGGCACTGAAATAATAACAACGCCTGAACCGCCTGCACCCGCTGCATATGGAGCATTTTTTCCTGAAGCACCGCCGCCACCGCCTGTATTAGCTACTCCATCAGTTGCCGCCGCTGGAAATGCACCGTTACCTCCACTAACACCAGGAGTGCCTGGTCCACCTAAACCACCTGTGCCTGATGTCCATCCGCCGCCACCGCCGCCTCCGGCATATGTAACAGATGATCCTGTAATTGAATTTGCTGTACCTGCTCCACCAGCTCCTCCAGTTCTTCCTGCTTGACTTCCTCCCACTGCACCTGAACCGCCACCACCCGCACCGGAATATGGTGAAGCATTAATTCCTGGTCCTCCATTATTACCTTGACCTGGTGTACCTGTTCCGAACGGGGATGTGCCTGAACCATTAGTAGCACCGCCACCACCTGATCCGCCATTACCTGCATAATATGCTGGGTCTGATGCAGGAGCTGCTCCGCCACCGCCACCGCCACCTATAGCTGTAGTTGCTCCTGGGAATGTAGAATTATTACCATTTCCACCTTTAGCATTTGTACCTCCTGAATTACCAACAGCGCCACCTGCACCTACAACTGCTGTATATGTAGTTCCTTGAGTAAAAGTCATTGAACCTGTAATATAACCGCCAGCACCGCCGCCTCCAGCACCCCCATCGTAGTTAGCACCATTGTTATTACCTCCAGCGCCACCACCAGCAACTAATAAATAAGAGGCTGTATAAGTAACAGGATTAAAGGGTGTTGACCCACCATAAACATTACTTGAAGCTAACCAACCTTGTGTTGAATCTATGTATGTAAATGTAATACCTTGTCTGTTAGTTGATAATACTTGATTTGCTGTTGATCCATTTATAGGGCTTCCGTTTCTAGCCACAGTAATGTTGTTTGTTCCCGCAGTTCCTGCATAGTCAACAATGACTACAAACTGACCACGTGTTGGTGTTGCTGGGAGTGTTACTGTAAACGCTGCTGACGTTGTATTACAAAAATAACCACCATACGCTACCGCTGTGAACCCTGAAGTTTTGACTGTAGTATCCCACGCAATTTGACCAGGAAGAGGTGAGCCTGTTGTAGCTGTTGTAATTAAAGTACCCGTTTCAGCTGGGAACGTAATTGTATTTGATCCCGCAACAGCAGGGGCTGCAACGGTTACTTGACCTGAAGTATCACCATATATAACGAAGCTTGCCATTATGCTGTGTAAGTTCCTGAGCTTGTATATTTAAGTACAGTATTAGATCCATTTGTTGTTATAGTTGGGCTACCTGTAGTTGTACCTGGATATGAGCTTGTTGGCACTGATAAAATAAATACACCAGAACCACCAGCACCGCCTGATCCAAATGCACCAGCACCGCCACCCCCGCCACCACCTGTATTAGCAGTACCAGCACCACCAGTACCGCCTGGGCTATTAGATCCAGCACCACCTCCACCAGTTGAAGGGGTTCCTAAACCAGCGGATGAATTTTGAGGAGAATATCCACCTCCTCCTGCACCACCTGCATAATATGCTGGAGTACCTGTAATTGATGTAGTTGCTCCTGAACCGCCACCACCTGTTAATCTTGGGGATGTTGATGGGTTTGCATCACCACCTTGTGCACCTGCACCGCCACCGCCACCAGCTGTTTCTGATGGAGCAGCTCCACAATTTCCACCTCTATTACCTTGTCCTGGAGTTGCAGATCCACCGTTACCTGGAACAGATGATGAACAGCTTCCTCCTCCTGATCCACCGTCTTTTCCACTACCTCCAGCTCCTGGAGTACCTGGTGATCCAGCTGAGCCACCGCCACCGCCACCAACTGCAGTGGTCACCCCAGGGAATGTAGAATTGTTTCCATTATTACTAAATGAAGGTCCTGTAGTAGCTCCTGCACCTCCACCTCCAACTGTAATTGTATATACAGTAGTTGGGGTTAAACTTGTAGTACCTGTAACCATACCACCAGCACCGCCACCACCAGCATAATTATAACCACCACCTGCGCCACCAGCTACTAAAACATAAGAAGCAGAATAAGGTTGAGGTAAAGGTGAAGTCGTAGAATAGACATCTGAGTAAGCTAACCAACCTTGAGTTGAGTCTACATAAACTAAATTAATGGCTTCACGGTTTGTAGAAATTAAAGCATTAGATGTACTACCATTGATTTTTAAACCGTTTGGATTCACTGTTATATTATTTGTAGCTGCTGTTCCTGCGTAGTCCACTATAGAAATCATTTGTCCTGCTGTAGGAGATGCAGGGAGAGTCACGGTTAGAGCACCGCTTGTTGTGTTCATTGGGTAACCTGTACCTGCGACTGCTGGGCTAACGCTTGATGTTTGTACTGTGGTCCAGTTGATTGTATTAGGTATACCTGATGTTGACGCTGTAGTGATCGCAGTACCGGTCAGAGCGGGCAAAGTAATTGTATTCGTTCCAGCCGCGGTTGGCACTGTTAACGTTATGGTTCCTGAGGTATCTCCGGCTAGATTGAGTGAGGACATTGGTTATGCTCCTTTAAGTGTTGCTAGTTCTGCTTTAACTGCGTCTAATTCTGTTTTTAATTCTTTTATAGCTGCTGTTAAAAGTGGGATAACATCTGTATATTGAACACCTAAGTCATCAGGTTTACTTGCATCAACAGCTTCTGGTAATACTGCTTGAATATCTTGAGCAATTAAAAATGGTCTTCTTACGCCATCTTCATCTGTTTTGTATTTACCTATGACTGTTCTTAAAGTAGATACTTTTTCTGCCGCATTAGTAATAGGTTCTATAATATCTTTTACTCTTTCATCTGAACTTGATGTCCATGAAGTATTTCCTGCAACTAAATAAACACCTGTAGAAGTACCTGCGTTATATACTACAAAAGCATTTGTACCTACGCCTGTTTGAGGACCAAAAGAAAAGTCTGCTGAAGCATTTCCATAAGCTCTAAATAAACCTGAACTAGGAGCTGAAGTAGTACCAAATAAAACAGTACCAGTAGAAGTAATACGCATACGTTCTGTATCAGTTGTTTTAAAAACTATTGGATATGCACCTGTGTTAGTAATATAACTGACAGCAGCGCCACTATGGTATTGAACATATAAACTATTATTTACAGTTGTTTCTGTTAATTGTAATGTAGGATATGTTGCCTTAGAAATTTGAAGTGAATTAGCTGGACTAGCCGTACCAATCCCTACATTCTGAGAATTATCAATTTGCATTGCAAGGGTGTTGTTGGTGTAGAAGCTTAAAGGTAAATAAGTACCAGAACCATTTACGCCTGAAATAATTTGCGTATCTGTTGAACCGTTTGTAGCGATTGTAATCTTAGATGCATTTGTAGGATCAGCGGCATTAGTTGCTGTAAACCCTGCTGACGTTGCTGAACCGTTTGGAACTGCATAAACGTTAGTCGTTGCATTGGTTGTTGTAGTTTTAAACTTAGTACGGTTATTTATCGTGGCGTTGTCAAAGTCGCCTTGTATTAAGTTATTACTTGAATCTAAAATAATTTGTGCCATTTACTTCTCCTATAATATGACCCAGCGTTGATCAACTGGAATTGTCACGGTAACACCTGCATCAATAGTTATTGGTCCTGTTGACATCGCGTTTCTATTAGTTGTTAATGTGTAGCTTGCTGTTACTGTTAATTCATTTTCGTAGAATACTTGGTCTCCACCTGCACCTGTAGCACCACCACCGATTGATCCCCAAGCACCTGCAGCGTAACCTTCAAAAGTATTTTCTGAAGTATTATAACGAATCATACCTGCAGTAGGGCTAGGTCTTTCCGCTGTTGTACCATTAGGTAATCTAATACTACCTGTACCACTAAAGTTTAAATTATTAGGTATTGTAGCAGTAGCTGCGTTAACCGTTATTGTATCACCAGAGGCATTACCAAGTGTAGTGTTTCCATTAACAGATAAGTCACCTGTTATAGTTGCATTACCAGAAGCTGCTAATGTAGTAAACGAACCCGCAGCTGCGGTGGATTGTCCAATTGAAGTACTATTAATAGTACCGCCTGTAATCGTAGCTGAACTAGATACTACAGTACCTGTAAAATAAGTAAGTGGGTTAACTACATCTGTACCATTATTAAATACAAACGCTGCTGTACCCGCTGGTATAGCAACACCAGAACCTGTCGTATTTTTGACTGTAACGGTATCAGCTAAACCGTTGTTAATTAGGTAGAATTTTTCAATCTGACAGCCTGAACCTAGGATTAAGTTACGAGCACCGCCTGAAGTACCTGTTAAATTAAGTCTTAAATTTCGAGCTGATTGAGCAGCATTTGTATTGGTTAAAGTTAGAGTGACATCAGCACTTGAGAAGGCAACATCAGCAGAACCTGTAATAGCTTCGCCTAACGCAGTACCTAAATTGGTATTCGTAGTTGTGCCCCAGGTACCTGATTGCTCACCAGTCCCGATAAGTTCTATTTTTAGGTCTGAGTACGTAGATGACATAGTTTATCTCTTTATATAGTTTGACCAGCTAGTGGAACACTTGTTACATGGATAGCTACATGGCGTTTTTCATCCCAAGGGCTACCGCAATCAGAACATGTTCCTGATGAATACTCAGTTGCATCAACTTCCATACCGCAGTTTGAGCATTCTAAGCTGACTTCGTATTTTGGTACAATTATACCATTAACTTCCTGTGCTTCTATAATCATGTTGCTATCCTTATCCAATTTGGTGATTGTGAATCATTTATGGCAGTCCAGCTAGGATTTTGGTTAGGAACGATTTCACTCCATACTAATACGTTTCCTACATATCCTACCGCTTGAACGCCTGTTACATATACTACTCTTGGGTTAGTCACAGTCACACTACCTACATATGCTGTTCCACTTACCCCTGTCACTGTAACTACTTTAGGTATACTTACTGTAGCAGTACCTAATGCTGTTGTGCCCTCTACGCCTGTAACGTTAACTACGGCACTTTGAATAACGTATGGTGTACCTAATTCTGTTGTACCTACAACACCTGTGACACTTACATTTGCACTTAGATTAACATCAACTGTACCTATTGCACCTGTAGCTTCAACACCTGTTAAATTGACGTTAGTCTTAGTGTTAATTGTAGCGGTACCTAACTGAGTTGTACCTTCTACGCCTGTCACATTAACAACTGCTTTACCTTGTACAGTAACTGAACCTAGTTGTCCTGTAGCACTAACACCTGTGACGTTTGTATTAGCATCAGCTTCAACGTTTGCTGTGCCTAACGCGGTTGTACCTACAACGCCTGTTACACTTACATTAGCAGATGTATTAACTGCTACACTACCAACATAACCTGTAACATAAACACCTGTTACACTTACGTTTGCATCAGCTTCTACTGTAGCAGTACCTAATTGTAGAGTACCTACTACACCTGTTACACTTACTGTAGCTTTTGCATTTACAGTAGCAGTACCTATTTCACCTGTAGCTACAACACCTGTAACATCTACGTTAGCTTCTGTGTTTACATCAACACTTCCTACAAATCCTGTAGCACTAACGCCTGTAACATCCGCAGTTGCACCTGCAGTAACGGTTGCTGTACCTAACGCAGTTGTACCAACAACACCTGTAACACTTACTAACGCATTACCTGTAGCGGTAACACTTCCTACATAACCCGTTGCCTCTACCCCAGTTACATTAACTTGAACTGAGACGCCACCTAGTGATGAAAACGGTACACTAGAAAACGGAAAGGCGGAAAACATTTATAGTACCACCCAACGAGAACCGCTTGGAACGGTTACACTTACCCCCGAATTCACAGTTACAGGACCTACGGAACTAGCTGAATATCCGCTAGGTACACTATATGTAGTTGCTACGGTCATATTATTTATTACTAAACCATTACTGGCTGCTAATTGTGGTGCGTATGCAGTATCAGTTGAATCTAAATTAACTGACTTTCCAGCTGGATAAACAACATAAACATCTTTAGAACCTGAAGCTAAATCAAGTTTAGAACCAGTGGAGGAGGCTAGAATTGTATCTCGACTTAACGTAGTTCCAGAAGATGTGTACGTGCCAATACCTACTTCCCATTGGGTTGTACCCGAAATGGTATAGTATGTAGTATTGCCGTTTCCTATAGCAGAAAACGATTGATATCCAGTTGCAGCACCAGCGAGCGTTATCGTGCCCGTACCAGTAGTGGTCGTGGTCTCTTTAACTCTGTCCTTTAAAACAAGAGCCATGATGGGCTCCTATTAAGCTATACGAATAATAGCGGATGATGAGTTAGCAGCTGGGAATACGATTGTAAAGTCACCAGCGGTAGATGTCTTATCACTACCAAAGTCTAATACAGCAACAGATCTATTAGCTTGCGTATAGTTGTAGATTAACGCACCACGAGCTGTAATAGTTGAAGCCGCCCATGTTGTATCCGCAAAGTCTAACCATGCTGTTGTAGAAGTATACGTAGGAACTTGAGAGATAGTAAGTAAATTACCACCTGCTGTGTAAGCTGTACCTGAGCTTGATACTTCACCTGATGTTGTATAAGCAGTAGTAGATGCATCTAAAGTTGCGCTGTTTGTATATAGAGCAATATAGAACGAATCTGCTGCACCTGATCCACGTGTTGGACCTGTACCAAAATTGTGATAAGCGTCAAGTATTTCTACTTTGAAGCTCGTGCACATTGCATTGCCTGAAAAAGCCATAATTAATCCTCCAAAATTTTAAGTAGTTCTGAGTGTCCTGCGTCACGAAGACGTTGTGCTATCGTTGTACGATCAGATTGAACAGCTTGTTCTAAAGACTGAACTAAAACATGGTAAATATGTTTTTTAAAAGCTTCAGCTTGGTCTCTAATAACAGGATGTGAATCCTTACCTACAAATATAATCTTGTCGATTGCGCGTTCTGCAATCTCTTCTGGGGTAAAACCCCTATTTTGCGTAGTATACACTTTAACGTCACCATCTAAAAGTATACCGCTTGATTTATCTAACATTTAATTTCCTTAAGGTTATTGAACTGGGTATCTAACTTGACCATCACGATAAGCATCCATTCTATTCTTAGCATCGCCAAGTTGTTTCAATAGAATCATAGCTTCGTCATATCGTTTTTGGTACTGATTAATAATGTCTTGTTCGCCCTTCATGTACGTATAAGCTTCAAGTAATGATCCGTATAATAATACAGAACTAAAATTATCACCAATCCAAGAAGTACCTGCAGTAACAATAGATTCAGGATAGTAAAAATAATGAAGCTCAACTGTATAAGCAGCATCGGGAGTAGGTCCAAGAATGAACGTACTATTATCAAACACTGCATAGTATTGTGGTTCTGCGTAAAAGTCTGAGTCTGTATCTGGAAATGATTGTCTAATAAAGTTCACATCTTTATTTAAAAGATATAAATATTCATTATTAGCATTAATAACAGCTAAACTAAATGTCGCTAACCAATCTGAAGGTGTTGCTAAATACTTATTACCTGTAGTTAGTGTGCCAGTTACATTTTTACGCAACGCAGGAAGTTGCACTGTATTATAAATACGTTGTTCTGCTTGTTGTATAAAAGTATTAATATCAGCTGTTTGAAACTGATCTTCTACATAACTTTGTATTTCGGCGACTAACTGCGTGTAATTCATTACGCCATCGGACCTCTAGCTTTAGTGCCTTTTGTAGCTGCGCCTGTACCACGAATCTTGATACCGTCAGTTTTAACATCTTGACGACCAGGATTGCTAACGCTTACTCGACGACCACCCATTTTAGGTGTAGTCTTATCCATAGCAATAGAATTTGGATCTTCGCTATAATAGATGTCGGCATTAGGTACAATTTGTGGTTGTTTATATTCTGCCATGATTATTATCCTTTTTTCTGTGCTGCAACTTTAGCTAGATTACGACCCATAGTTTTCATGTCAATGTTCTTTTTACCACCTTTAGAACCTGCATGTTTAGGACCCTTTTGGATACCTACTGAAGCGCCGTCGTTACCTAAGTTTTTACCTTTAGTTTTACCTTGTTTAGTAATACCATCAGCTGCTGATTTATATGCCATGTTACTTCTCCTTATGTTGTTGTTACTGTTACTGTGCCTACTTGTCCTTCAGGAGCTAAATCATTAGGTGTTAATACAGCATCAAAACTACTTGATCCACCTACTGGATTCCATCCCCATTGAATAATTCTACTACCACCTGACGGCACACCTGTCTGCAAAGGTGATACTCCCGTGCCCGCTTCTACTTGTAATCCATCTAACCCTGACTGATAATAACTTGGACTATCAGGACGTGGATCTCGCACGGCTTGCGGGTCTGAGACTGGGTACATACCAAGTTGCAACTGGGGTTGATCCGGTTCCCAGCAGGTTTTACATACGAGTATATTAACATTTTTGGTCTTAATAACCAATCGTTTTAACTCAGATAGTTTATATCTAAAATTGCAGCGATCGCACTGGGCAATTGCATTCTTGCCACTTGAATATTTAACTGGCATTTTTAGTTTCTATAATAAAACATGTCCCTTGGGACGAATCGCACTGAAGCTTTTTCTCTATCCTCATCAGCTGCTAATTGGAACGCAGCTTCATAATCCGCTCTTAACATAGCAATACGATTAGGATCTACGTCCGGTAATTTCATAGCTAAATATGCAGCTAATCCTGCAACCATACAAGGGATAAATCTAAACGGAATATCTTCTACATTAACCCCATTACCTGCATCTTGAATACGTCTTAGTCTGTAATACACGAACTGATAAAAATTACTTTGATCAGGTGCCGGCCATACATTAATTGTAGGTAAGTTTTGTACGTAGATTCTATCTCCAATAGCATGCGCTGCAATCGCTGTATTATTAACGGCTCTTATACATCCTGTAATTGAATTACCACTAATACCGCCATACTGAATAGTTTCATTACCAATCTTAATAAAGCCAAACTGTGCAAGACCTACTGTGCTTGATAACAAAATAGTATCATCATTAGACGTATCAGTTGAAGTTAAAGTCTCAGCTAATAATATATCTGTAGGATTTTCTTGTCCTGACTGTCTATTAATCCAAACTTGGATAGGACGTCCTGTAGCATTTTTATTAGGTATTGTAATATAGGTTGACTCGCTGATACGGTTAATATTGATATCTTGTTGGTTTGACCCTGTGCCTGTGCGTGTCACCATGTCTAACAAATCAATTGTGTCAACAGGCAACGCATACATAATTTGACCCTGGTTCAACGTAATCTGACCTGGTTCAATAGTCCACATATTAATACCACGATTAGCCCATTCGATAGTAAGTAAATTTAATGAACGTCTTGCAGTTCTTAAATCGTAGCCTGTACGAAGTTCTTTACCACATCTTTCAAATGCGTCTTCGACTAGATTATTTAAATCTAAATTAAAACTCGTGGTACCTGCGGTTCTATCTACCATTATTTTTTACCTTTAGGAAATCCTGCTTTCATATTTGCATATGATTCAGGTGATATTGTAGACTCTGATTTAGAGCGTGAAATACCTTTTTTCTTTCGTGCATTTATATTTGCATATAAGCCTACAGGTCCACCTTCTTTATATTGTGTAAAGTCAGTGTTATCACGACGTTTTTTTACAACGCCTTTAGGCATTTTATCAGGCATAGCACCTGGTATTTTTGAAGCTTTAATAGCTCCCATTCCTCTTGAAGACCTCATGCTTTTCTCCTTAATGTAGCTAATCCACCTGTTCTAATATTAACAGGTCTATATTCTTCTGCTGGTCTTGCCGCTGCAACTGATGCAGGGGTTGTACTACTTGATTCTACTGGTCTAAATGTACCCATCGTTGCGGTCGTTGCTGGTACCATACTTCGTTCCGCTGGTCCTCTTTTTGGTCCACCTTCTACAGGTTGGTAA